GTAGACTCTTTGACAGAAAAAGAAGTTTTTGTGGCGTTGTTGCGATTTTGGATGCGTTGTGCTGTCTTTTGGTTGACGAAGCGTGCTCCTCTGGAGGCGTTGCATGAGGCGCATGATGGGACGAGGTTGGCTCGGTCGTAGGGTTCGCCTCCGCGATCAAGCTCTACGATGTGATCCACCTGAGTGGCCTTGGTGCGTTTGCCCTTGAGCCTGCACCAGTGGCAGTCACCGTCTTCCTCGAGTACTAGCCGGCGCAGCTCTTTCCATCTCTTGGTTCCGTAGATTGGGTTACCTGCCATGAAGCTCCATGCCGATGAGGCATCCGCACTTCTCGAGGTCTAAACCTTTGATGACTTTCCAGCCTGTGTCTCTGCATTGTCCACAGGCTGAGTGGTCTGGTACTTGAGAGAGCGTAGGGACTATCTCATAGTCTTTGTTCTTTAGTTCTTGGTATACATCGGGGTTATCCCCACAGGGATTATCCCCACGAGGTGCGACCTGCGGTGATGTGTTTCTCACACCTTTATCCACACGCTGTGGAGTGTCAAAGACGAGGGTGTCATACTGCCACTTCCCACCCTCATCTTGGTATCTTCGGCGCTTGATGTAGCCGGCGAACTCGAGCTCTGTCATGGCTGTCCTGATGGCATCTATGCCCTCGCGTTTGACACTGGCAAGGTGTCGTGTGGAGGTTCTCCAGTTGTCGGGCTTGGACAGGACGAAAATGAGGACTGCTGTGGCCTTGAAGGTCAGACGCGAGTCCTCAATGATCTCGTTACGAATCTGAGTCCAGTTTGACTCTGGTCTGGGCGCTCGATAAATGCTCATACGATGTCTTCTAATGTGACGCGCTTACCTTGGCGGTAGGTCTGATAGCCGGCGACAGTACCGTCCACGATGACCTTGACATAGCGGTCAAGATGCTGATCTTGGTTCAGGAGCGTCATCACGATAGATGGGTTGGTGTGCAGCTCTGACGCTTGGCTCTCGGTCAGTTTGCGAGGGTTGCCGACTCGATACATACAGATCACTTGATACTCAATCATGACCGAGCCTTAACCAGTGACCGTCAATCAGAGTCTCGGCGAACATGACACTCCTTGAGCGCGCCTGAATGAAGATTCCGTCAATGCTCAGATACTCGCACTCCATGCCTCCAGTGCGCAGAGCGAAGATGTGGATGTAGTGCCGATTCGGATTATCCGAGTCCCCTGATTGGAACAGGACTCTTAATGGTCGGATGGGTTGCATCCATTCTGTGAATACATTGTCGGGGTTCATATTGCTTCTTCTCTCTGTTGTAGGGACTTGAAATGTTTGAGAGCTGCACTCGGTGGAGCAAGCTGTGAGATCGGTAGGTCGTGACAGTCGGTGTTGTAATAGCGTCCATTTGGGACATGGTTGCCATCGGCGTAATGACGCATCATCGGCTCGCCTTCATGGTGCAAGGTCGCCATCCTGAAAAACTTGTCCCACGAACATCCACCGAGAAGCCAAACGGCCTCAGGTCTGCCGGCGACATACTGCAAATGGACGAAGAAGAAGAAGTCAGACTTCTCAACTGGGTTCTTACGAACACCAAAATTGACGCAGTAGTGCATCTCTGGCGGAGTGGTCACCTTTTGAACTTTGACTTCTATCGTGTGACCTGAATGAAGCTGCACATCGCTCTTCAACCCTTGGTGTTTGTAGGCCAGGAGGTCGTTAGTCCAGCAGTAGTCAATCACAGCGATCTCACCGATCGCACCGATTAAAGTATGTTCTTCCTTGTAGTCAGCGCGTTTCTTAAAAGTTGCGCCACTCATGTCTTCTAGCAGTTCATTAGCCTCAAAGATGAGACGATCGGTGACTTGCACTCGAATCATCAGAACGCTTCCCCTTCTTGCATCTTCTTAGACTTCAGATCAGCAACCAGCGACTCAAAAGCGAGACGACTAGACGGAACCTCGCCGGCATAGCCGAGAGCCCTGAGTAGTCGCCTCTGTCCTTCGGATGCTTCCCAAGGCTTCACAGGCTTCGCAGTCTGCTCTTCCTTTTGGCGGTTGATCACTTCCTCCAGTGAGGCCATCTTCGGGAATGACATCATGAGCCCAGCCAAGCGTCCGAGGCATGAGGTGGAAGCGTTCATCTGTTCGCTGTCTCGAGTAAATGAGGTTTTGCCGGGATAGGGCTCAAAGCAGGTCGCTTGACATGGGATCGGATCGTCAGGTGTACGCCATGCTTGCATCGTGACCGAGATGAAGGTCTTGTCGCCGATCGTGACGATCTCTGGGCGATGCTCCTTGATGCGAAGCTCGGGCCATTTCTCTAGTAGAGCTGCGAAGCGTGTCGGGACATCCACATAGTTACTGAGATCCATAGCGTTCAGCCTCCTCGAATCGGTTGATTGTGGATGTCATAGATCCGAACGGATCGTTTGCAGGCTTGTAGAAACTTATGAGCTCATCGTAGAGATCGCTTGCGATTCCTTGCCAGAAGCGGATGCGTGTGTCTCTGATCTTGAGTCGGAGCTCAAGGTCGGCGATGTGCTTCTCCTGCTCTCTGATCGTCTGAACCATGCCGTCGGGGTCGTTCATTGGATAATCCTTCCTAGTGGGATAATCCGACACTACTGCAAGGGTGTGTCAGAAATGAGCATCGCGTGACGCTGGTTCTCCGATGTGCCTCCCCAGATGCCCGGAAGAGCTCGATAGCCGAATGAGAGCGCATACTTGAGACAGTCGTCTATCACTGGACAACTCTCACAGACTGCAACAGCTCTCCGAAGATGCTTCCATGCCTCAGCACCAACCTCAGGGAAGAACCAATCAACCGGCAGATCACGACAAGCTGCTTCTTCTTGCCAGCTCAGACTGTTCAGCACGAGATGCTCCAAGGTTGCCATCCACACTTCCCAGCCTCTTCACGACTGTTCCACAGTAAGAACGCAAAGCGCAGGTTCTTAGAAGGGTCAGCCATTGCCTCCTCGAATGGAATGCCAAAGATCTCCTCGGCCCACGATCTGTGAGCTGTGGCGTTCACTTGTGTCAGACCGTGATCTCCAGTCTTAGAAACGATCTGAGCAGTACATCTCGTCTCCTTCCACATGACGCGACCGAGAGTCTGCAGCACTTCTGTCCTGTTGGGCCAGCCCATCTCTACGGCGAGCGGTAGCCATTCCTGACACTTGGTGTCGGGATCTATTTGGGCAAGCTGTGGGAGCGTTGTAGAGGTCTCTGCGGGCTCATCGTAGATCGTGGCGTTCTCCTCTGCGATCATCTGGGCGATAAGGGCTTCTTGGTCTGCGATCTGCTCATCGGTCAGAGGCACGATCTGGACGGTCTGAGGGATTCCGATCGTGGTCTCTGGCGGTGAATCTGACGATGATCCAAAGACCACGACCAGACTGAAATAGGCGAACGCCACAAGGGCGAGGAACTTAAAGGGGTGCATTATTTGCCTCCAGTGTCGGGGCTCAGCTGATGCTGTGCTCTCTTGGCGGAATCAGTTGACCGAATGAGCGACGCGATGTCAAGTCATTCGGCGAAGATTCGAGCGAACGCTTCCTCTACCAGTTTCGGATTATCTGCCATCAGTGGCGAGATCTCCACATGAGTCCAGTCGGCTCCAGGTGTGCCTCCGTTGCGTGTGGCAGTCCAAGCCTTCCAAGCGTCACGATCGCAGCGATAGCCTGCTCCCCACTTTGTGAGACCTGTCAGAGGGCATCCAGTGCCATCGTAGGCATGGATCTCTTCAATGTTCAGATCGTCACGGTGCTCATAGAGAAACTCCACGAGGGCCTTCCGTTGAGGCTTAGTCCCTTTGAGGTCTGTAGCGCGCCATGTGGCATGAACGGACAGCGATGAGCCTGAGCGCATCGGACGATTCGCATAGATCCCGATGTTCTTGACACCGAAGAGGTACTCACAATAATCGACGAATCGTCTTGTGCCGGCGCGTGGTGTGGGATGGTTCCCGTCCTTGTTCCCTGTGTACGGTCTAGGACTCATCTCTGTCTCCCTTGTCTTTGAGGCCGTTGCTGGCGAGGATTCCTGATAGTGCTCCGGTGAGGAAGAGCATCATCGGGGATAGGAGCGACCATGCGCTTTCATCGTTTGGTGATACTTCAAGTGGCTGGATGACGAATAGCAGTCCGTAGAGCAGCGAGGCTGTGGAGATGACGAAGGTCGCCGAGAGTGTGATGCCGACGATGAGGATGAGTCTGGCCTTGATCTCTGAGTTGGTGTATTTCTTCACGGGTTGCACCTTGTCGCTGTGGGTTGTTGTTTGCAGTTGTCTCGAGTGCGGTCATTGCAGCCTGTGACGACGAACATGAGGACGACGGCGAGAGCTGCGATCACAGCGAGCGTTTTCATGGCATCGGCGGATCTGGTAGGTCGGCTTCGTTTGATGGTGTCCATGTCGCCATAAAGTCACGCAGTTCTTGCCGGTAGGTCGCCCATTCTGCCGAGTATTCGGGCGTTAACGGGTTGTTTGGGATCTGTGTCCAGTCGGACTCGTTTAAGTATGTTTTGATTGCCCATCGGCAGTTTTTGGTTTGTTCTTCGGCGGTGTCGCCACCTATGTAGATAATCATGACGGGCCTATGTCCTCCACTAATAGAAATGCAACACGGTTAGCGCCTCGACTTAAAGTTCCTGTACCTGCCGACATTTGAGCGGTGGCTACAAAGTTTTGTGATCCTGCTGTAAGAGTCCCTACCCAAACACCATGAGCAAATCTGTCTTGACCAGTTCCGCTTTGCAAATAAAATTGTTGAACTATGGTGCCTAAAATGTCTGATTTTCTAATTTGAAAAGTGAAATAGCCAGTACCGCTTACGAGGTTGGGTTCAAAATATGTGATCTTATAGTAACGGTTTGCGACAGCGGTAAACGAGGAGCCTATAATTTGCACTTCTTCTGCGGTGATAGATGTGTCGCTAGTAGTTGATTGGTTGTACGCCATTACGCCACGAGGGAAACGGTTCTGTTGTGCAGCTGTCAGGACTGCACCCGACGAAAAGTCTGTGTTTGGGTTAATAGCCATGTTTCTCCTTTACCAGCCGAGACGACTGGTGTCTAGTATTCCATCTACTGCGCTGTCAAGTATGAACGCGCTCCAGTTGTACCAAGGTTTAGTCCGAAGCGAGACGATCATGTCTTCAGGTGTTCCGCTAATTGTTCGTCCCGTAATAATGTTCTGAGTTGTCATTGTTGTCGTCGTGCCTACCGGCTTGTATTTCAACTCTAGGCGCTCCCAAATGCCCGACTCCATGTCAAGTAACTTTGTGAACTGTTCAGCGACATCTGTGTCCTGCAAACTTTTGATCTGAGACAGTTTGACCTGAATGTTTGTCGGCACATATTCAAGAGTGTTCCACCGATTGCCAAGAGCTGCTGTCTGATATTCCTGACCGACAGTTGACGACAACAGTTCAGGCCACTGGATCACGCGAGTACCGAAAACGGTTGTCGAGGCTCCGTTAGTGACGACGACTGTTCCCGATCCCCCTGTCGTTTGTGCAGCTGTCGCGAAGTCCGCTCGAACAAACGCAGCAGTTAAAACTTGAAACGGCATAGAACCTGTCACCGGAGTGATGTCTGAGCCGTACATGAAATAGGGCCCTTGTATCTCAAATTTGTCTTTGTATGGTGTCTCATACAGGATTACTGAGTCGTATGTGTAAGGGCCACCGATGCCGAGCTGTTTGCCAAGAACAGGCCATGAGATAGAGCCCGACGAGGGAATGTGGCGACTGCTGAAAAGGTCGGACACTGAGCCGGGTGTCGGTGAGCCTGAATACTGTGTACCGCTACCAGCACTGACACCGATGCTTCGAAACCTTGCCGACGATGAAGCTTCGCCAAGAACGGGGAACTGGGCGTTTGTTAACACTTGAGCGATCTTGGTGCTCATCGGTTCAAGCGATGTAATGCCGACGATGTCGGTTCGAGTGCTTGAAGCCATTTGAAAAGCGTCAACACAGGTAAAAGAGGCTTTGCTGTCTTTGTACCCTGAGTCAATGGAAAAGTCGGTGCAGATGCCGTCAAAAAGGTAGGTCGTGTTTCCGTCTATGACCATCCTGAGCGTGAACTTTGAGCCGAACCAGTTTGTCGTTGCGTAAGTTCCGCCGGCGTTAGGTGTGAAAGCGTTGTCAAAGTTTTTGACCGTAAACGATGCTGATGCTCTGCCCATCGTAAAGATTCCGCAGTCAAGATCTGTCGTAAACGACAAGAGTGTTGAGGTCAAGTCAATGTAGCCAGCAGTGGATGTTATGACATCAAGGTAGGTTTCGTAGGTGATTGGTGAGGCCATGTCAGCCTCTGAACGCTGTGCTGTTTACTGTGATTGGTAACGCTCCACGATCTCGGATGTACTGCTGGAGAGCTGCGACGACTGCGTTCGGATCAGCGCTGGACACATTGACAGTGATGTTTGCTCCGCCCATGCCCATCTTGCCGAGCTTGTCAAGAGGGATGACAGCTTCAGGCCCTTTTTCGCCAATCATGGCGATAGTCGGGCCTGTCGTAATGCCCCCCTCAGCTAGTCGAGGCAACTTGACATCTGGGATCGTTCCAAAGTTAACCCAAGGCCCGGCAGCTTTGTCAATTCCGTCAAGGATAATGTTCAAGCCTTTGATGGCAGCGTTCAAGCCTCGCTCAAGGTTTGAGATGACTGCGTTGATAACTCCCTTGAACGCTCCGCTGATGCCGTCAAAGATTGAAGCACCTAGGTCTTTGAGTTCGCTAAACCCTTGCTTGATTGCACCGAAGACGAAGCGAGCGACATCCCAGAGCTGAGTGAATACTGTTTTGACTGCGTTGACGGTTTTGCCGAAGATGTCAAACTTGACTTGTAGCGCGACCAGTGCTGCGATGATGGCGATGATGACTGCGACACCTGTGGCGATCCACAGTGCATAGGTGGATGCGGTCAGGATGTTTGTGGCTACGGTGACGATGGCCTGAATGGCTGCGTACGCTTTCATCGCTGCGTTAACTGCGAGAACAGTCGTGGCAAGTACGACAAACGCTGCACCAAAAGCGACGACGAGTCCTGTGTTGTCTCGAGTAAAGTTTCCGAGAGATGTAAACGCTGGAAGCAGCTTCTCTAGGATAGGAGCGACAGCTGCACCGACAGATTCCTTGAACTCGCCCATCTGAATAGACAGACTCTTCATCCTGCCCTGAGTCGTGTTTGCAGCTGTAGAGGCTTGGTTCTTAAATGTGCCTGCGAGACGACCGAAGATCTCGTCAGCGTCTCCGCCTTCTTCAATGAGTGAGGCTAGTGCTGGGTCTAATTTTTTGAGTGCTGTAAAATTGCCGTTGTAGGCCTTACTCAACGCGTCCGAAACTGCACCCAAGTCTTTTCCTGTACCTGTTGAGACATCTAGCGCAAGGTTGAGCAGGTCTTGGGCTCGGGTGACATCTCCTGTGCCTCGAACCAGTTTGTCAAGTGCTGGGCGAAGTTCGTCATCTGTGACTGCTGCAGCAACTGAAGTCTTTGTTATGAACTCCTCAACTGCTGAGATCTGTGCATCGGTTGAGTTGGTGACATTCTTGAGAGTCGTGCCAAGTTTTTGGGCTGCAGCGTCATCTTCTGCGAACGCTTTGACAGCATCAAAAGCGACAGCGCCGAGAGCTGCAATAGCGAGCCCTGCCGGGACTGCAGCCTTCTTAATGGCAAACGATGCTTTTTGTCCTGTCGTTTCCAGTTTCTTGAAGTCGTTAATGGCCCTGTTGATGCCGGCAGGGTTCCACTCTGAGATGATGGGGAGGTTGATAGCCATTAGCGTTTCACGATCCTCTTCTGTGCTTGACCCATCACTTCTTGAACGATCTTGTCAACATTTCTAGTGACCTCGTCTATGTAATCATCGGAGCGAGCCCAGACGAAGCGTGACGGTGTGCGGAGTTTGCTGGTTAAATCTTGAGCAAAATTTGGGCGTGCTCGAAGTGGGTTTTTGTTGCGTGTTTGGTTCGGGCCTCGTCCTGCCATGTCGCTCATGGAGAGAGCTGCACCTTTTGCGGTGATCCTGACTGTGCCGATGGACTCAAATTGTGCGCCTTGTTCTAGGTTGCGTTTGCGAGCCTTGCGCGTGTCTACTTTGACGACGATGTTTTTTGACTCATTCTTCCAAGCTGTGCGTCCGTTGTGCTTCTGTCCGGTCAACGGTGGCGAAGACGGAATTGAGTCCTTGATCGCAGAGACTAGAGGGTCTGCAGCGGACTTAATGTCCTTGGTGATTTGCCGACGGAGCGCAGGATCAATTTTGCCGATCTCACGGAGAGCCTGCTTCAGTCCGTCATACTCGATTCCGACTGATGCTGCCACTAGGTTTTCCGTCTCTGCTCGTTGATGATCTGGACACAAGTCGCCAGATCGTCTGTCTCGAATGTTATGTGTGGAGGCCAGAACCCAGTCTCAACTAGCAGAGCTGCTAGTTGTCGCCGGTGGCCTCCTGTGTAGGGACTGCGGATGCAGTCTCCACGACCTCTAGATCTTCCAATTTTTTGACGAACTCATCAAATGAGATCGGCACTGGATGACCTTGCTGCTTACTGGCCTCGTAGGCCATGAAGGCTAGATCTTCCATCCCGATCCCACTGGCAAGATCTGAAGCTCGTCGCTTGAACTTACGCTCCCACGAGATAATCACAAACAGGTTTGTGACTACTTGGTAGGTCTCGCCATCGGCGAGTCTGACACTGAGTGTGAGTTTCATGGGTTCTCCTAGTCGGGGTTCGGATTACTTACTTGATCAGGTGATGTCGCGAGCGAAGGTTCCGCCCATGAACACGGCCTCGACAACTGACAGCTCTCCGACTGCTGCCGAGATCGGAGTCACGGTCGCCAAGTAGCAACCTGTCAAGGTGTACTCAGGATTTGAAGCTGATTCAATTGCGCCGGCAGGACTGATGACGAGTGTTGATTCGACACCGAACAAAGTGTTCAGCATGGTCTCGACTTCGGTCGCTCCGTAACTCTGGAACAGTGTGAGCGTGAGCTCATTTGAATAGAGCCCAGCGGTGAATGTGCGTGAGGTTTGACCGAAGGCCGTGTTTTCAAGTGCCTCAGCCGTGAGGGTCAAGGT